TACTTGGGCAGGTCGAATAGCGTAGTGAAACCGTTAACCTGCTTGGTGGTCTTGATTACACCGTTGAACGTAACAATGCCGTCAACACAGTTAACTCTCAACTCATCGAGCGTAGCGGAATCGCTAGATGCACCATCGCTATATGACGGTCTGTAATCATATCCGTACATGCCCATTACGATTTTCTGCGCTTGCAATAGTGCGCCTGAGTTGTTGGGGTGAATATCATCAGATAGCAAATCAGTCTGACCGACCATCATTTCCCAGCAATGACTGATAAGCATGCAACCCGTTTCAAGCGCTGCCTTTGAAATGTCTTGAATCGCGTTCACGTTGCGACCGTTGTTGCCATTAACGATGCTGTTGGCACCTTGACATGTTCCATACTGCAGCGGTGCCACGTACACTACAGCATTCTTAAAGCTCGTTACTGCGTATTGCAACGCGCTTTTAGCTGCCGTGTAGATGTCGCTGGTTACAGTCGCATCGTTCGAGCCACCCGATACGATGATTACATCCGCATCCGGATGGTCGACATATGCCGCGTTGAGCTGCATAGCGTAATTAGCTTTTCGGCTACCGGAACCGAGCGTAGTAAAGCCCGCGTTATTTTCAGCGTAGTTGTACACGGTCGCACCAAGCAGATTACCGATTTGAGAATATAGCGCGTTTCCGGCGCCGGTCGTGCCGGTACCAAGCATGATTGAATCACCGATTGTTATGACCGTCTTGCCCTCGAATCGGCTTTTCTGTAGCGTGTGCAGCTTGTCGAGTCCCTCGGTGGAATCCGCTACAAGCTTGGGGGTTGCCGCGATGCCGGAAGCGGCACCATCGGAAGACGGGGAATCAGTCAGTTTTACGTGTCCGTAATTTGACGCGTCTCCCGCTCCGTACGTGGTCGCGTTGGTCGCGTGGTTGATCGGGGCTTTGGTCTCTTCGGCTGCGGTAGCTCGCTTAACCTCGTTGGAGATTGCCGCGGTATTGGTGTCGATTGCCGATTCGTTCGAGGTGACGCGCTCGTTAATCTGCGTCACACTCGCGTTAGTTTGCTCAATCGCCGATGCATTGGCTGCGATACGAGCATCATACTGTTTAACCTCTTCGCGGTACTGCTCGATTTGAGCGTTGTAATTGCCCGTGAGCGCCCAATACGTCTCATTGTCAATCTCGATACCGGTAGGCACGTGCTGCCGAGACGTGTACGAGTTGCCATTGTTGTAAACGATGGTAAGCGGCTCATATGCCGTATTTTTATCCCATTCGAGCGGCTCCGCGAACAGGGGGACGTAGCGAGCGCCTACATACTGCGTGACTGCCATTTAAACTCTCCTTAATACCTAGACGGGTCTGTGTCCGTGCTTGCCAACGGTGTATACAAGGTCACTTTAATCTTATCAATGTCTTCTGTGTGCGTTGACTGCGTTTGCGTGAGCGTTGTAATCGATTTTTCAGCTGCTGTAACCTTTGAAGTCAGTTGCGTTTGCCCGGTCTTAAGCGTCTCTACATCCTGTGTAAGCTGCGTTACTGATTCCGGGTTGAGCGCGTTAACGGCTGTGATGGTCTCATTAAGCTTGTTAACGAGGTCGACCGTGGTAGGTCGCAACGTCTTGCCGAACTCGATAGGGTCTATCGCTGCCATTTCTTGATCACCTCCGTATCTGTGAGCGCGGTATAAAGCGTGTGCTTAACCTCTTTAATCTCCTGCTGCAATGTAGCGATGTCGCTCGCGACGTTGTTATTGGGATAGTCCGGCGCGGTGTTGTCGATTACACCGGTGCCGCTGGTCTCGTACCTCAGAATCAAACGCCCGTAATCCTCCGTGCCGTACACGGCTCCGGTGTCAAACGTTATATCGCTCCACGAATCCGGGACGTAGATACAGAAATGCCCGTCATCGGTGAGACCGGCAAACATCATTTGCCCGAACGTCTGCCAAAGCCATTTGATGTTGTCGTTAATCCACTCTTCGATCTGCGCCGCGTAGTAGTCATCGAAACCAGATTGCATGAACTTTTCGAAGAGCATTTCAAGCTTGTCAATAGCAGCGCTGTTCTCGTTCACCTGCCCGCTAGTGTCGTTAACGTAATCCTTCAACGCGTTGATGATGCAGTATAGGTTAGCGGTTAGCTGCTCCGGGCTTTTCACTTCCCAATACAGTTTAGGTAGTGTCGGATTCGAGATTAGAAAAGGGTCGAAATACGGCAAAGGCGTAAACATATATAACCTCCTTACCAAAGTGGAACGGTCGGCACCATTATAGACGTGAAAAGCGTGTGCTCCAGTTCATCGAGAATCATAACATCTACATCGTTCCACGATTCGGCGAACCGCGCGGCCTGCTCCGTTATATCGCCCTCGCGCACGGTGTCGCTCTCGCGGTCGGTGCCGCTGCTCGCATAGTCCGAGTTACCGGAAAGCATCGTCTCCGGGAAGTCTGAGAAGATATCGCGCGACTTAGCGCGGTCGCGCCCTGCTTGGAACGGGTTCACGCCTTGCTCCACGCGCTCATAGAGCAATTTATATTTAGGCATGATCTCGTTGAGCTTTCGCAGATACGCGGTTTTCCACCGCGCGGGGGTCGGTATAGATACCTCGCGGTAGTAGAACCTGTCTATAACCTTGCGGCACAACTGCGTATATTGCAGCTCGCTATACGCGTCAAACCTCCAAGAATCATCTGTTAGCGGTTGGTAGAACCCCATTTCGTACCACTCTCCGAGCGTGACGGTCATAGCGTCCCAACGATCGTTTACGGGGACTTGTGGAAACTCGAACACTATTGCCCCTCCTTACCAAACAGCGTTTCATACCGGTGCCGCATGTCGTAGTTGTCCGTGATGTTGTCGCGCGCCCATACAACCGTGATAGGTTCATCGAGTTTTCCGGCGAATCTCGCATTTAGCTTATCGCAGGCGGTGCGCCTGCAGGTCAGCGGGGACAGACGCGCTAACTCAGTCGGCTGCATGGTCGAATTAACTTCATCTTCAATCATGCGTTCCGCCTTGAACGTCATAGAATCGATTCCCAGCTCCCTATACACCGCATCCCACGTGTTAGCCCATTCCGTTTGAAGCTTATCCCCGATATATTCGCGTGCACGCTCCGGCATGGTCGCGTTAGTCTGGATGTCGCTGAAATTGTCATACGCCAACACGAACGGCTCGCCGTTGCCGATCGACTTATAGAAGTTCTGCACATCGAAAGCGCGGTCTTGCGGTGCGGATATCACCAGCGGCATACGCATATGGTAGCGGTTAATCTGCTTCGTGCGCAGGATGTCGGCAAGTTCACGTGCCCAGATGTTAATCTTCACCATGAGCGGGTAGCGGGTCGCGTTCTCCCAAATCCACACTCCGTTAGTCCAATTGCATATGAAGTTGGTTTTACCGGTCGCGCCGATAGCACGCCACGCGCGGGGCTCGTCATACATATTCGGCGCGCCCTGCTGGACCGCCTTCAACGATAGAAGCGTATCGCTTGCAAGCGATGGGTACGCAAGCGTTGCCGCTCCTTCCGTGAGTAGCGTCCATTCGAGATACCGCGCGTTGCACGTCTCCGGCAAGCCGACCCAATGAAAGCGCGACAACGCTAGCTCTATCAAATCGTTTTGAAACATGTTGAACAACTGTTGATTATATGCTTCCGTCTGCCAATACGCCGGTCTCGAATCTGGACGGTAGGCGCGGCGCTGCTTGAAGCCCCTGCGTCCCTTGCTCATTAATTAACCTCCTTGTACGCGCTCGCGGTCGCTATCGCCTTGTTGAAAGCATCGTTAGCGGCGTTGACTGCCAGCTCTTGAGCGTCTAGAAGATGCTGCATAAGCCTTTCGTGCGCCTTGTAATCGGCGCTGATAACCGCGTCTTTTCTAGCTTGCTCGACCTTGTAATCGATAAGCGCCTGGATCTCTTCATCGCTCATGTTCTGGTACGTGTCCGACTTCAAAAGCGAATCGATGTTGATAGCATCGTTCACACTGCATCACTCCCTAAAGTTATCGTAGATGCTTACACGGCCTATATCCTCGGGGGTATCCCAAACGGTTACCCCGCGCATAAGTATATCCTTCACAACGTTCTGAGCGTCTTCAAGAGCGTTGCCGTTGCCGCTACACCATACTTCTGTGCATTTCCAGTAGGTGAAATGCTTCATAACCTGCATATCGCGCATATCCCATTCGCGCATGAGCGTGTACCCGTACCGGGCGAACGCGCTAGCGGCGTTCATGATGTCGCATTCGCGTTGCGTTATCACCTGCGCGAAAAGCGCGCGCGGAGCGGTGGCGCACCCTTGCCCGTTCGCTCCGGCTCCGAACACGGCAGGCGCGGCCACGCCCGCTTGATTCAATCGCGCCTGAATCGCGTCTATAGCGGTCGCATGCGTGCGCTGCGCGTTCGCGTCCGCCGTGGCCTTGGTATTGGCCGCATTGGTGCGCGTGAGTGAAGCGTTTGAAGCGGCGCAAGACGTGCTAGCGTTGTTACGGATATTCGTTGCGTTCGTTGCAGCCGAACTCTGCACGCCGTAGCTCGCTGCTGTGTACTGGACGGCGTGGAGCGTCTTCTCGAGCGCGTTCGTCTGCGCGATCGCAGCGGCGTTTGCATTGCTCGATTGGGAGATAGCGGCTGCCGCGTTCGCGGACGGGAACGACACGGCCGTGTCCGCGATACCGGCTACACCGGCTGAGATAGCGCCTATACCCGTCCCGGAGAATGACGCGGCTATCACGCTTCCGATGTTGCGCCCGATAGATGCGGCGTTGTTGTTCGCCGTGGTAATCGCTATTACATCGTTGTTCACCCCGGTAATCGCCGTAGAGGTCGCGTTGTCGCTATCGCAGTCGGCTTTGAGCTTGTTGTTAGCGGCTGTAGCGCCGTTCAAGGCCGCGCTGTTCGAGTTCTCCGTTATAGCGGTGTTAGCGCTCACGTTGATAGCGTTCACGTCAACGGTGTTCTGCGCGGAGTTGTTCGCGTTGGTGTTCGCGGTCGCGTTCGATGCAAGCGAAGAAGCTAGGGCGTTGTCAGCGGCTAGCTTCGCGTGCGCACGCTCGTATACGGTCGAGTAGTCGGCGCGGCTCGCCGCGCTCTGCGTAACCTGCATGATGGGCAGGTTCCAACTCTTGAGATACTCCCCCCACGCGCCACCGAAAGAATATTCACGGCCTTCAATCGTTTGGAACGTCAGCGTATCGGTCGCGCCCGCTATGCCTAAGAGTCGCGCGTCAATCGAGATATACGGCATGACGAGGTTAACCGCGCTCGCCAAACGCACGCCGGTGCTTCCTAAGTCCTCGATTCTGATTGTTGAAGCGGCTCCCTTTTCATCCGTTACGCGAATCGCGGCGTATGGATATGTATAGAGCTTCGCGAATTTGCTCGCCTGCTCCGGGTAGCCGAAATCCTGCAGCTTGGGCGATACTAACGAATCTATTTTTTGCTTTGCCGCGATAACGGTGACGTTGATACCCCACAGCTCGAACCCCGAATGTTGTTCGAGCAAATCAGCCGGGGCGAAGAACACGCCCTGTACGGTCTGCTTAATCCACGGCGCGTTTTTTTCCATGGCTATGAGGAACGGTACGAGCGAATCGATCGTTACGGAGTATACGCGCGGCGCGAGGATGCCCGATACGGTTTCCTCGGAAAGAGCCGGCACGAGTGGCGCGGAAGCGGTGCCTAGATTGCCTTGGAAGTCGCACGCGCTCACGATGCATGCGCGTTGGGTTGCGGCGCTGTAATTCTTAATCTCGCGCGAGCGCTCGATATAAGGCTCTCCACCGGTGTTTACATCATCGGTCAGTAGGTACGCTGAATTGTCACGCGGGCTTGCGAGATAGTCGGCAACCGGGGACGCGGCTACCGGCGCGTGCCCGCGTTCGAGCAATATGTAGTCGAACTGCATATCGTTGATATACGTAGTCCACATATCGAGCGACAAGACAAGACGCGTTGTGTTCGGCGATAGCTGCTGCGCATCTTGGATGAAGTAGAAGAAGCGTTGCTTGCGTGCGCCGTCCGCGTATTCGAGCGGTTGGGTGTCGCTTGTCATGCGCGGCAGGTCTGCAACGAGGTAGTTGTATCCTTGGGCGGATGTCACCGGCACGGGAACTTTCGCGCTCCCATCCGGCTTGACGTTAAACATGGTTTCAAGGTTTATAACGTCACCTTCGAGCCTATCGAACCACGCATCGCGCGCGGTATCATCGGCGAACTTGACAACGTTCTCGTAGCCCCCGCACCAAGGCACGTTGCACATCTTCAATCGAACGTTTGGTTTGAATCGCGCGTAATCGAGCGTGTTGTCATACTTGTACGCATCAACGTTTCCAACGTTTGGGAATCCTGAATTCAACTCGATGCCCCCTTCACTAAAAAGCGCCCCCGCTCGTTCACAAGCAGGGGCGCGTGTGCGGTCGCTTTATAGCGATTATAAACCGTTATGCAATTGTGATGTCAACGGTCTTGGTGTACTGCGTGATAGCGCCGGACGGATTGACGTAGGACGTGGTGCCGGTCACATGAAGGACGTTGGTAGCTTCCAAACCGGTCTTCTGAACGTGGAGGACTCCCAGACGGTCGACTCGGGTGGCGCCGTTCAGGGCAAGCGGCTCGCCTGCGGCTGCGGGTGCGGTCTCGCCTACGCCTGCGGCTGCGGGTGCGGTCTCGCCGGTAACGCTCCACGTAACCGCATCGGGCGCGACCTCGATACCCTCGTTGTTGGCGGTCACGGTGCCCTCCAGTTCAACGGTGAGCCGCGTGGTGCCTCCGGGCTTCAGCGTGGTCTTGTCCGCAGTGATATTCACGCCGGTAACGGCCTGCGTGAGCGTGGATACGGTGGTACTTGCATCGGTGGTGAAGAGAATCGCGGGCACGAACGGGGACGCGCTCACAACCTCCCAATGATGCAGGTAGTAGTTGGTGCTCAAGGTCTGGGGGTTGTAGAAGCTCTCGTTAGCGTACACGTAATCGTTGCAGACGAAGAACGAATCAGTGGTAAGGAGCGCGAACGCGTTCGGCACGGGCAACTCGGGCACCTCGATAGTACGATAAGCAGCTTCCGCCTTATCGAGCTGGAACACGCTTGCCAAGGTGTCCACATCGATAGAAGCGGCTGCGTCCGCGGTAATGAAGAGCACAAGCTCCTCGGGCTTGGCAAAGGTCGGAATTCCGTACTCAGCGGATACCGGGGAGTAGAGCGAGGATGGGAACTTGAGTTTTTTCGCGTAGGCGCGAACGGCCTTCAAAAACTCCTTGCCGGTCGCTTCATCGGTCGGCTCGGCGCTCACCTGATGCTTGAAGAACTGCCAATTTTTCTCATAGTAGGCAATCTGGTTGAGCATGCAAAGGTACTCGTCATAATTGTCGGAGTTGCGCGGCACGGTCATAACCGCATCGATAAGGCGGTTAAGCCCCATCTCGTCCGCGAAAGCCTGTTGCAGGTCGGGGAGTTCGAGCGTGATGTCGTAGCGATCTTTGCGGTTAACGGTGTGGTACCAAACCGCGGCTTCGGGGCGCTCGACCTTGAGAAGGGTCGCATCGTCCACATCGTAGGTGTGGGCGCGGAGCCACTTCAACGCGCTCTCCTGAATGGATGCGCCGTAGCGCAGGTTGGAACCCTTGAATACGGTGAGCGGATTCTCCCACTGGTTGTTATGGACGATTTGCGTGCCGATACGGTTCACGAACGAGTCAACGAACTCGTTAAGGTAACGGCGGTTCATCGGGTCGAACAGGAATTTAGACGTAGCATCGATACCGGAAATGGTCGGGTTCGGTACGCGCTGCTGAAAGTCGTTGGTGCCGGACAGGTACACGCGTCCGGCGATGGTGGTGTTATTGGTTGCCATTCTTTATCTCCTTAAAGGTCAAGGTCAAGGTCATCGTAATCAGGGATGACGGTTACATCGTCCTCTATGATATCCGCGTCCCCGTCACCGTCCGCATCGGCCACGGTCGCGCCGTTGTCGATATCGATTGCGTCCGCGGTCGTACGCATCTCGCCTAGGATGTCTGCGATCGCGTTTACAACGCCCTCGATGCGCTCCAAACGGTCGCGCAAGTCATCGAACTCGCCGATACGGTGCGCTTCCTCACCGTCAACGTTATCGGTCCGCTCAATCTCGACTTCCTCGGGTGTCAGGTTCTCGTTCTCGTCCACTGCAAGCCCCTTTCTATATATGTATATGAATCGAGCGCGAACACGCGATGAAAAAAACATGCGTGTTCGCGCTCATTATAGCGCATCCGCGAAACTAGACGCGTTCCATTAAAACGCGTTGCTACCTCGCGCGGGGTTCGGGTATCGACCGAACGATATAGCTCCCCGAATCATCCCTACTTATGGAGTTGCGCGCCCGTCATCGCTTGCGCGGATACTACTTTACACCATAGAGCGCCATAGCGTCTAAAAAGCCCTCGCGCACCTTCACGCTCTCGAATAGCACGCTCCCCTCGTAATACATCTGGACGATTACGCGCATGGTCTTAAGCGCCCGCTGCGCGGCTATTCGGTTGGGGGTGTTGTCCTTACGGGTGAGGGCGTAGACGTTCGGGGCGTTGTTCGGTATGGTCGATGTCACATAATAATAGCCCTCGCTCATGTCCGCCCATATGCCGTATTCATCCCCCATGTGGACTACGCCCATAACGTATTTGGCGCGGGGCGGCTTCTTCATCACGTAGCGCGTATCTTCCTTAAAATCATTCGCGTACGTTGCATTCGAATAGCCGGTAATCTGCCCCATGCGCCCGGCTAGGGTGTGCTCCATGCGGTACGCATCGTGTTCATCGGGTTCCACGTAATGAAGTAGGCACATCTTATCTTGATACCACGTGTAACCATAGGCGGGCACGCCGCGCACACCGAACGCCGCGAAATAGGGATTGAGCAAATCAACCGCGTTTCCCAGCAGGAACAAACGCGGCTTGACTCTACTATCGTTATAGGCGTCCTCGCGCGCACACGAATCGATGATACGGCTCAGCATGTTCCATTCGTTACGCTTGTACGTGTGGGTGGAATCGATCGATTCTAGGATAGCTTCATCGAAGATGACGTTTTCCACGTCCGCAAACGTCCGTTTCTTCGTTCCCTGCATTTCCGCGAACGCGACGACGTACCCGCACGTGTTCCAAGGTGCGCCCTTCTTCGCTCCCTTCGCGCGGTATCTGAACACGTTCGCCTCGCACTTGTAATCTAACGCCCCAAAATCGTCATCGGTAGCGGCCAGCTTGTCGAAATAGCTCTTCTTGACCGCATCGCGTTCGTCCAACGTGCGGCACACCTCAACGAACCGGCAACCGCGCTTGATAGCGCGGTTGAGCGCGTACGCTCGAAGCCCGTACGTCTTGCCCTTGTTCGGAGCACCGACGACCATAGTCACATCCGCGTTATATGAAAGCGTCTTTTCCCAGTTGTAATGTACGCCGTCATTAAGGTTTACCATTCAATCTCACATCCTTCTTCATCTGTGTATGTATATACCGCGCGCCCATCGGCCACGTCTATAACGCGCTGGGAAGTATCCAGCTCGCGTGCATACTTCTCGCGAACGTATGCCACGGTGCGCGAGTTGCCGCCCTTCTCCGAGTCCCCTAGTACACGGTCGGACGGATAGAGCGCTATCGACTCGCGAGATATCACGCGCGCGATCTTGCCGATGTAGTCGGTTACTTGCGCATCGAACACATCCGATGCAGCCGGGCGGTAGTGTTCGAGCGCATGGCATACCCTATTGGACACGCGCACGCCCCACCCGAGTACGCGCGGGGCAACCTCTTCGAATCCGTGGCGCGCGCTCATGTCATCTATCCAGTTTTCGATATGGTACGCGTTCGATGGTCTGGAAAGACCGGCGCACGTTATATGCGCGTGGTGCCCATCCCAGCTCACGCGCGCCTTGTTCCACGCGTCCATATGGAGCGGGTACGCGCCCCCCTCCACCTCGAACGTGCCGACTCCGGTAAGCGCAGACGCGTAGGCGGGGAAATTAGAGCGCACGCGCTCCATGCATATATCGATAGACGCGGTTACCGCGCGATGAAACGGTTCTAGCGCAGCCATTAGGTCATCCGCGCTCACGCCTGAATCGCAAGATATCTTCAAGCTATCGGTATCACCTCCCAGCACGCGCACGCGCTCGCCGAATGCCCTATATACAAGCTCGATAGCGGCAACGATGGCCATGCGGGAACCGCCAACGATTCTAAGGCCATAAGGATAGAGTACGAGCTTCTTACGCGCGTCCTTGTAGTGCTCTTCGTAGTTCTCGCGCGTGACGACCGTATCCCTATCAACGCTGATCTCCCCTTCCGAAACCTTATAGGAGCACTTGAAAACGTCTTGCGCCTCCATGCCATATATCGAGTTAAACATTCCCTTTACCGTGCTCCCGTAATAGGCTTCTAAATCGGAGCGCTCCATCTCTCCAGTACGTATACGCGCGGCGATTCCCTCCGGGATACTTTCCGGAATAGGCTCCGTGTAAGCGCGCCCGCTCTCGTACGTCTTTAGAATCTGCTTGCATGCATCCTTACGCGCGTAGAAAAGGTTGGACAACAGCGTGACGTAATCGGGCGGCTTCACGAACTTGCAAGTTCCCTCCCCTAAGATGACTTCCATAGAATCCCATTCGTAAACGCGGCTCATGCACCACAGTTCCATTTCCGACACGTTCGCGATGCACGATCGAGCTTCCACCAACTTACCGAACGCGAAACGCGCACCGGCTGCAACGTCAACGTAACCGGCGCTTCGCACTTGGGTTACGGTCTGCTTGTCGGCGTCCCCGCTACCCCACTCGCCCAACTGGCCGCATCCTTTAAATTTGGCTTCGGATAGCAACGCTATATCCCATGCCGCGAACGCGCTACCCGCTCGCAGACGCAGGCGCGTGAAACGCACCTGCGCGTGAAACGCGCATCCAAAAGGCTCTTCCCAGTGCTTCATCGCGGTATCAAGATCCGTGTTTACAACGGAATCAGCCATATGCTGCAGAATCGCAGGCGCGAGTCCGTGAAACTTAACGGGGGTCATGTGCCCGTTGATATAGGCATGATGCGCGGATGTCTCGTCTATGCTGTACACGTTTCGCTGCACGATACCGGAATACCGCGCGGACGTGAACGTGAAGCCACCGCGAAAACACGCCTTCCTGAGCGCGTACTGAGCATATGTAGGCGCTAATTCTTCCGCGCACATCCTTTCGAACGCGGCTTGAACGGACACGGGTTTACCCTCGCCGCGCGGGATGCGCAAGCGCCCGGTCTCCATCTTACCGGCCTGCCGCACCAGCGATGTTTTAGTAAGCACTCGAACACCGAGCCACTCAGGTTGAAGCCATTCGTTGGATTCAAGAAGGTAGCGCAGGTAAGCCGGGATGACCTCCGTATCGCGCCCGGCGTAATAAAGTTCCTCGTCCGTCAACTGGGTTTCGGGTGTACGGATTTTCGAGTAGTCCCAGTCCCCCGTGGCCTTAGGCAGTCCGCAGGTCTCGCCCATCTTGGCAAGGCCGCGCATCTCGAGATAGAAGGTGTCCCAGAAACGGAGCTTTACCGCGCCTTCCTGAACGATATCCACGGTGTAGGCGCTAGTCGCGCTCTGCGCGCTCGCGACCATATCATAACGATCGTTTAGGTCGAACATGAGCGGTTGCAGGTCGAACATGAGGTTATAAGCGCAGATGATGGGGATGCATCCCTCGCGCTCTCCCCACGCTATGTAATCGTCTATAACGGCCTGCATTTGCGCGCCGTGGCGATAAAAGGACACGTTGCCCGCTCCAACTTCATAGCTGCGAATATCCACCCCTCGCAAATCGTTGACGATATATAGCACGGGATAAGCGCGCCATTTGTTCTCTTCTGCGTCCACAAGGATGTTGCACGTCTCCGTGTCGTAAGACGCGGCTATCTTGAATTGTTTACTGTCACGTTTGCGCGCCATGTTCCCTCTAACGCCCTTCAAGCTATCTAAACATCACGAGCATCGAAGCCCACCAGTCAGACCCCATCAACTCGGAGTCGTAATCAACCTCGTTATAGAAAGCTTCGTTTTCGCTTGTAATCCCCTCCACGAACGATGATGTTACCTTGGAGCCTATCGCAGCTTGGAAAGCGTCCTCGTTAGCGCTAAGAACCTTCTCGAATGCTTCAGCTAACGAGTTGGCGCCAAGGCCGCGAATTATGTACTCGTTTCGCTTACGCGCATCGCGTCCGCGCCATAGTTGACGCGTTGCCGCATAGAACACTGATACCTTCTCGCTCGCATGCTCGCCTAACGTTGTGGGCTGGCCGATTTTAGCAAGGTTCAATTGCCGGGCAAAAAAGATATCCGAACGCTCTTTAGCGCTCTTCACCTTGCGCGGTGCCGATGTCATGCGGTCGAGCTGCGCGGCTGCTGCTTGCGTGCGTTCCTTAGCGCCTGCTACCTCGGACGCGGCGCGCGTGTTCTGATATGACTTGGTAATCTGAGCGCGCACGCTCTCTATATAGTCCGCTCGCGCTCGCAACTGCGATGCGCTCATTCCGGCTGCATCCTCGCGCTCAAGTCGCGCCAATAGGCGCTTGGCGCGCCTACGGGCGTTATACGTCTCGTCAGATGCACGTTTGGCTCTTGCCATTTCAACACCTCCGGTTAAAAAAAGGCGGAACGGCTTCAAGCCGAACCGCCTTAGGTGCAACGGGTTGGGATTATATGCTAGATAAGCACAAGCGTCTTGCGAGTGTTTCCGTTGGGGAGCTTAGAAGATACAAGCTTCATCTGGACGATCTCACCGGACTCAAAGAGCTGTGCGGCCATGAAGTTATCGGCTGCGTTGCGTACGCCCTCGGACTGCGAGAAATACGCCTTGCCATCCGCGCAAACAATCGTGGTGTTGGTGCAGGGCATATCAACGCCGTTCTTCTCGCGGGAGCGGCGCACGCCGGGCTTGGTGAAAACGCCGATGACGTCCAAGGTCTCGCCCTCGTGCTCTGAAAGCGATTCCGCGTTGTTCATCGCGTTAACAACGAGCTTACGGGTCTCCACGTCGGTGGACTGGATAGAGGAATAGCTAGAGGGAGTGTAGAGGTTGGTGTCGGTGTCGATGGTTGCAAGCTGGTTAGTCTCAGTCATGGTTAGAGTCCTTTCTTATAGTTAATTGCGGTTTCTACAAAGAGCTTAATCGGAATCGAGTAGTAACCCGAGTCCGTTTCAACGTCTGTAATGGTAATGGTCGGGTCTTTCAGCCTTCTACGCAGCGTGTTGGTGGCTTTGGAAAGCTTCGAATAATCCCCGAGCAGTTCATACTCGAATGGCTCGAACGCTCCATCAACAACGCGCTGACCCTTACAGTGCGAGAACGTTACCGTTCTTCCGATTAATCCACGTTCAAAATTGGTAGGCATAATGTCATCTCCTTCCCCGTTGCCTTGATTAGTATTATAAACAATGTCAGTAAAGCGTGTCAACGATTATTTTAATAAATTTTGTAATAGACCCGATTCACGTATGCCTGCACCTCTTCATAGCGGCTCCCCAATGCATTGCGGCGCGCCTGCCCGCTGCCGTAGTCTCCGCGCATGACTGCAGCGGCCAGCTCCGCTGCGGTCTTATACGAAGAGCTGGAACCGATACCGAAATAGTGCGAATTTACGTACGCCTGTACTTCATCGTAGCGGCTACCCAATGCATCGCGGCGCGCCTGCCCGCTCCCGTACTCCCCGCGCATGACTGCAGCGGCCAGAGCTTCAACGGAATCGGTGGGAGCTGCGGGCGCGTTGTTCTGGTTGCCCGAATCGGGTACGGGTTCGGTGCCTGTAGACCCGTGCATATATGCTCGAACCTTCGATTTGAACCAATCCCAGCTGTAGCCCCAGCGCTCCAGATACGGAATAGGGTCGGTGTGCGTGGTGCCTCCCCAGAGCGTACGCGCGTCGTTATGAGATACCATACGATCAATTCCCCATCCCTTTTGATTCAAGTAATAGGCAGCCCACTGAGCGGCTGTATCGAGTGCCGTATCCACCTGCTCGCGCGTGGTTCCCTCGCATATCTCGATGCCTATCGACACGTTGTTACCGTTGCCCACATGCCACGCCTTAGCGTTGCCGGGCATTACCTGATAGACGGTACCCCCGTTCGTCCAGTCGCACACCCATTGCGCCATTGCCGCGTTGTTGCCCGCACGATTCCAATAGGTAACGTGGTTCCACGCAGTCGCGCCGGGGTTGGCTGTGGAATGGATGACCAGATAGCTAGGGGAAATGGTTCCGTGGCCGTTCGCGATGAAATAGTCAATCTCCTGCCACGCGAACGCAGACGGCGCACCGACCACCAAAGCGGACGCGAGCGCGACAAAGGCCGCGCACCCCTTTACAATTTTTTTCAACACGCTTAGCCCTCCTGATTCATGCTGTCGAGCTTTTCGATAACCTTAGTCATAATGAGCGTGTTCTCCTCGATGGTCTTACGCATGTCCTCCACGGTCTTCGTGCTGTAGTAGAACATCATCACAAATGCCGCAATCGGAAAAGCCACGTTACTAATCAACTCCGTTATAGCGCTCATGTCCATGTCGGTATCCTTTCATCTAAGCGACACCGTGCACCTTTTACGCGGTGCCTTTACCTAATGAGGGATTATATACATGTAATAAAAAAAGGGGGTTAAATAACCCCCAGAGTAGCGTATATGTTGAGCGTGACTATCACGAATAGCACTATTAGCGCGGTTAACGCGCCTGCTAGCCCGTGAACAAGTCTATACAAACGCGCGATATCTTCCGCGTACATCCTATAGAGTTCGGTTAGGTCTTCATCGGCATTTAGCAAAAGTTTACGTTCATCTTCGGTCATTGGTGTTTCTCCTTCTATCGTAATCCCTGAATAGCCGAGGTTATTATTATGCTTCCGTGGTTAGTCGGTATCTCGCTTCGAATGATTAGAGGGGCTTTAGTGCGACCAGTGGCAGGCGCAAATTGTATGTGCTTCGCACCGGCTGCTTTATGAACTCGCAAAGCCTTCATTACTTGAACCGGGTCGAAGTAATCACATGCGCTTGTAAAGTCCTTGTTTCCTACGGTGTATGTCAACACCTTATCCAACAAATCAACACGCGGGGCATATGTGCAATCAGTTCTGTATAAAGCACTAAACAAGCTTCCCGGTTTAAATAACCCTTCGATACGATTCACAATGTATCCGTCTGTAGAGTATATGACTGCATCGTGAACACATACACAATCAAATGGAGCATGCACACCGGGCTTGCATGTGCAAGCGTTTAGAGCGCTCCATAGGCTACGCGCTTCTGCTTTGTTCATTGGTTCCCCTTTCTGTTTGAAGCTTATATTATTGTAGCAGTCACTAGAACGGTTTGCAATGTTTTTTCGTTCCTATTCTGCTCCGGTCAGATTACTAACGCGGTGTATGGCTCAGCGATGACCACGCTACCGGAGAATGCACCGGCTTAAAGTTACAGACCCCGCGCGGATAGTCGCGCGGGGTCTTTTATTGTAGTGAGAAATAAAATAAAAAGTTGTTGCTAATCGTTGCAATGTGCGCTATACTAATATTGTCGATAAGGGAAACACGCAGAAAGGAACATCGGCAATGAAGGTTTACGAGTACAGCAAGAACGCAAGCAACGGAATCCATCACGCACATATCTGCGCAAACGCAAATGCTATCAGCGTGTATATCGAGACCAGCCTTGACGTTTTCGAGTTTGACGCGGATACAATCAAGCAGGCAGACCGGATTATCAGGAACCACGGATTCTTGCCCGTAGATGAGCCTACCGGAAATAAGGGATTGAGCTACATACAATTCAACGTGTGGTATTACGATTTCGAATACAACGACAAGCGCGTTAGGACGTTCTCACGAATCGAAAATGCAACACAATTTGTTACTTCTCTTGTTGATGATTCGAAACATAGATTCATAGAGCTGGAAAGTGTATACTAAGGGGTGTGTTTCCCCTCCTCTCGGATAAACCCGCGT